TGCACCTGGTTTAAAAAATATTTTAAAGTGGGGCACTAAACGTTACGATGCAAAAGAAACTTGATGAGATAGCAAACCTTTGGAATAAAACAAAGGACCCTTATTACAAGGATTTATGGTATCAAGAAGTTAGGAGATGGGCATATGGCAAAAACCCTGATAATATTAGTTTTGCTCTTCGACGGAACCCTCGTCCAAGAAAAGTACGAACTTGGGAGAGAAATGTCAGTAAGCGAATGTTTACAATACGGTGACGATCATAGAGAGGCTATTGCAGAGTATAAAGAATTTAAAGATCCAATCAAAAATGGTTGGTATCTAAAGGATGGACGTGGAACTATTCAAGGCCATATGTGTGAGTAGTCTTCTACTCTTGCCTGCTATATTTTTACTTCGGAGCTGGGATCAAGAAACACCTACTCCTAAGAGGGAAAGTGGAGTAGGTAATGGTGAGAAGATAAACTCCCCATAACATAATTCTGCCACAATGTCAAACGGCATCGACTGGCGTGCACGTAAACTTAATATATATCTGATGTTTGTTAACTTCTTTAGAACCAAGCTCTTTCATTTTTTCTCGAGATTCTTCATAACCTGCCATCATACAATCATAAGTAGAAGCAAAAGGTGTGGGCCACTGATATGGATCTAAACATGCACCGTGCGTATAGCTACAAATTATTAAAGTTAACAAAATTTTCATTGACAATCCTACAAAAAATCCTATATTATCATTTTAATATGAAAGGAAAAACAAATGACAGATGTAACTAAATACAGAAACGTCTCCCTATCTAATGAAACATACAAGGGCGGCCATCTTTTATCAACCAAAATGTTTAAAGGTTTGCAAGTATCAATGTCTCAGTTAATTGACGCGTTGGTAGCAGAAAAGATAAAAGACTTAAAACTAGAGAAAGAACTGAAAGACTATAGACAACCTACTCGTAGAGTTTCTAAGAAAAAGAAATCTAATGGCAAAAGTAAAAACAAATAGTTTGAAGAAAAAGATTTGTGATAACTGTCACGGCAATGGTTATGTAAGAGTGGCCATAGGTGATACGTCAATAGATTTTAGAGATAACAGTCAGGTACACCAGTGTTGGGTATGTGACTCGGAAGGAGAAGTGTATGAAGAAAGGACTGATCTTATTGATGACAATCCTTTTTCTAACAAGTTGCACTAAGTTAGAGTTTGATAGCTTTGACCCTGCAACATCAACACTAAAATGGGTAATAACAAAAGGAGAAGAACGATGAAAGAAACAGATGCAGCGTACATAGCGGGTCTTTTTGATGCCGATGGTTGCGCAACTTATAAAAAATATCTGTGTGCAGATAAAAGATACAAAGATGAAAAAGGTAAACCTAAAAAATATTGGATGTGGAATATAGATTTAGAAATATCCATGACAAATCAATCTATTATTAAATGGGTACATGAAGTTTTAGGTGTGGGACATGTTAGAAAAAAACCACCTCACAAAACATCCATGGGTAAAAAAATGCAATACCGATGGAGATGTAGTCATAGAGATGCATACAGAGTTTGTTGTATGATGTTTCCATACGCACATGTTAAACTACCAAAAATACAAAAGATAATAGATCACTATGATGGTAAAGTATTTGATGGTAAAGTAGTAGATCTTGAATCTTATAGAAAGACAATGGCGTTAGAATGAAAGTAAAAAAAGAAGATTACGAAGATATTTATTGGTGTATTGTAACTGATCAAGTGCCAGCAGAAATTATAAATGAATACTTTGAAGATAAAAACTTTTATAGATATTATAAGGAAAGGACAAGATGATTGAAGAAAGAGATGAAATACCATTAGAGGAGTTAGATAAAAGAGTTGCACCTGGTATGTATATGTTAATGAGAACAGGTGGCTACCATCCTTATCATCAATTAAAATTAGAACCTGGTGATGAAGATTACAAAAAACCTATCTGGCCTTACGTAAAAAAATTACAAGGCTACCATCAACATTTAAACGCTGGTGGTAAGATGAACGGATCTATCTCTGGTAAAAAACCTTATGTTAACTTAACAGTTTACACACCTACCTTTGATAAAAATGGAAGACAACACAGGGTCAAAACTTATTTTCATATCATTGTTGCAAAAGCTTTTTGCAATCCAAATGGTTTAGTTCACCAACAAGATGGCGGCGACCATGTGGTTAATCATAAAAATTTTAAAACAGTAGATTATAGAATAGAAAATTTAGAGCTTGTAACTAGTAAAAAGAATTCTATAGGTTATCCAAAGCATAGAAGAATATCTAGACAGATAACTTATCAAGTTCATAAATTAATGAAATATGCATAAAGGAGGCAAATGACAGATAAAAAAGACGATAAGGTAAAAATAGAAGTGTCCACCTACAACTGGGGACCATGTGTAGTAAAGGTAAAAATACTAGACGATTTTAAGAAAGTATTGTTAGAAGAAGCCAAGAAGAATGAAGAAGACTATGCATCTAAACTAGCAGGACAAATAAGAAAAGAGACTGGTTACAGTGAAGAGTCGAGAGGTAAAATTATACCATACTTATCACCGTATCTTGGTGTGTATGATGTGGCGTTTCAAAGATACCAGAATAAAGAATACGAGTTTGGTAAACCAGAATATGCACTAACTGCTTTGTGGTGTAACTATCAACGTCAGTATGAGTTTAACCCACCGCACGATCACGATGGTAAATTATCATTTGTAATATATCTGTCGATACCTGACCCACTGAAGAAAGAAAATAAAGAATATAAAGGAAGATCATGTGGACCTGGAGGTATACAGTTTATGTATGGTGAAGGAACCAGAGATTGTATTAGCTACATGTCATACTTTCCGGAGGAGGGTGATATGTTTATCTTTCCTGCGTGGTTGAAACACTGGGTAAGTCCTTTTAACTCTGATTGCGTTAGAGTATCTGTTAGTGGTAACGTCCACGACTCAGCGCCATTGAACCAGATTAAAAAAGGTAATCTAAAAAAAGAAAAGACTGAAGATGAAGAATACTTAGAAGAGTTGAAGGATAAACTGTGAGAAATAAAATATTTGAACGTAATCCTGTAACCGGTGTCATTCGATGGAGATACGAGGACGAATCTCACGATGACTTTGGGTGGCCTAACTATGGTAGGATATTAAAAAAGAAGAAGAAAAAGAAAAAGGAACGTAAATGACTGTAGGGTATGGACTAGGTATGTTTGGTTATAATATGATCTGTTTGTTAATGGGTCTATTGATAGCTTATTATATAATAAATAATTATGATGGATGATGTAGATTTAGAAGAATACCATAGCATTGGTAAACCGATCAAGTGGAGTAATAAATATTCCTATGTCACTGGTACACGGCACGAGGAACATGGAACACGGACCTATGATGTAAATGGTTCTAGACTTCCAAGCGTAACTACGATATTAGGCGCTACCAAAAATCAACAATTCTTAAAAGATTGGAAGGCCAAAGTTGGAGAAAAAGAAGCAGACAGAATCAAGAATTTATCTAGTAAGCGAGGGACTAGTATGCACAAATTCCTTGAGCACTATGTACAAGGAACTGGGTACGATGATCTTACAGAACTCGGACAGACGGCGAAAGCCATGGCCCAAAAAGTTATTGATGTGGGTCTTACACCTGTTGAAACGATCTACGGCTCGGAAGTCACGTTGTATTATCCTGGGCTTTACGCTGGGTCTACTGACCTGGTTTGCGTTCACAACGAAATGGATACCATTGTAGACTTCAAGCAAGCAAACAGACCAAAGAGAGAAGACTGGATTGACGATTACAAAATGCAGATAGCAGCATATGCTATGGCCCATGACTACGTACACAAATCAAACATAGAACAAGGTATAATTATGGTATGTACACCTGACCTATATTACCAAGAGTTTACTGTTTCTGGGGCTGATTTACGATCATGGAAGCACAAGTTTCTCAAACGATTAGATATGTATCACGAGTTAAAGTTTGACGAAAAAGAGGCAGTCGACATAGATTTGCCACAATTAGAAAAGGAGATGAAAAATGAACGATAAAATGTTTACAGCTCTGATGAAAAAGTACGATGCAGAGATAGAGGATGCACTATACAGGATAGATGCACTTAACGAACACAACCTAATCATACCTGAACACACAGATATCTTGGGTGAAGTTGACAAAATGTTACAAAAAATTTCAAGCGCTGAAGATAGATTGGCAGCTTTGAGGCGACATTATGGCAAGAATAAGGCAAAAGAAATACTATAAGGGATCTAAAAAGTTTGAAAAATTTTTACAAAAAAAGTAACGAGAAAAAAGTGTACTTTTGTACTTTTGACCTAGAAGTGTTGATTTTATTGACTTTAGGGTGGACACTTTATGGTACAAATTATGTTTAGGTGGACAGATTATTTTGTCCACCTATGGGTATATACAGAAAGGCCTTCCGCGAAACGTTTCATTTTTGACTCAATAGTTCAAAACTTTCTAGATCCCTTATACAAATGTGATAGAAGGGGTTATGCCTAGGAAAAGAAGAAAAGCTGTTGCCTCAATAACTCCCGACATACCTTATCCGAGAGTCCGAGTGGAGTGGATCGACTGTGTGAGCGATTCGGGCTGGGCTACTGACAAAGAGTTTGACAGGATGAAGTTAGCACGACCTGTCAACGAAGGTTGGTTGTATTCTAAAGATAAAAAATCAATTAAGTTATTTGCTTCTTACGATAGAGAAGACGACGGTAGTTTTACTTTTGGGGATCGGACGATGATTCCTCGGGCGTGGGTAAAGAAGATTCAGAAGTTGTAGGTTCTTCCGGTGTTACATTTATTAGCTGTCCGTAGTCGTCTAATATTTGTTTCATCTTTGCTTCTAATTCTTGTTCTGACATATCTTCTAGCTTCCCAGTTTTTATTATTTTTCTGTCTATGTATAGTCCTGCTGCCTTGCCTCTATTCGCCTCTGCATTTACAGCGGAAGAGAAAGAACCCTTCTTCAACGCGGCCTCACGAAGTCTAGCTAGCTCTGCAACATGTCCTTCATAAGTCACTTCATGTTTCTTTAGTCTTTCTTCTCTCAGTTCTCCCATGTACTTCACAACAAGTGGAGATAGTTTTGGGTTTGTTAGTTCTGATCCTTCCTGTCTAGCTCTCTTTGGGCTGTATCCAGCTTTGATGGCTGCCTCTGTTTTAGTCATAGGCCCGTTCTCATCACCGTACACGTAGTGCTCGGCAAATCTCATTTGCATTTCTGTAAGTCTTTTTGGTAAACCCATGTTGACAATTTAAGGTAACATTGTTATAAAGTCAAGTATGGAGAAAGGAGACAAAGACTTGGAGTTAATTATAGAAAAACTAACTCAACGTGTAAAAGAATTAGAAGACATCAACGAAGGTCATAGACAGTTAAACGGACGATTGCGTGTTGAATTAAACATGTGGAAACAAATTGGATCTGAGTTAGAAAAAACTAAAAATTTGTTGCAAGGTTATAAGTCTGTGATAAACGAGTTGTCCAACAAGTTAAGACAAAAAGATTAATGAGAGTACAAGACTTGCAATTATTTCTAGGTCAGTTTACGAAAGGTTCTGATGCAATTAAGAACGCACAGATTTACGTAGAAAGAGATGGAAAGTTGTATCAGATTAGACGAATGGAAGTGCACGAACACAGTGTTCCAATCATCGGTCAGCCAGGTCATACTGCGCATAGATTAGTTTTAAAAACAGAAAAACCTTCTAGTCTTATCTTGCCAGATAAACTTCAAAAGGACTATTAATGAATGACGATGTTACTTCAAAAAACGCATGGGACCAGAGCGTAAATTATATCAAAAACTTAAAAGAAGTTGTAATAAAATTAGTTGGATTAGACTTGAAAACCTTACTCTATCCGGTACTCCTGATCTATTGGGCTATAATAATTCTGGCACCTTTTTCACAGTAGAACTAAAAGTTACGAAGAGTAACAAGGTACGCTTCAGTCCACACCAAATTGCGTTCCACGTGAAGCATCCTAACAATACATTTATCTTAGTAGAGCACCTCGGTCAAAGGTCCGTGAAACTTTTTCCAGGCTCCATGATCAAGGAGCTTGACGCTTGTGGCTTGGCGCTTGATCCTTTGTGCTTGTCGCTTGATGCTTGTTGCTTGTGGCTCTCTGAGCTTGGCGCTTGATGCTTGAAGCCTGACGCTTGGGCCTTCTCTAATGCCTTTCGGATCTTCTTCATCTCTTTCCAGTATTTGGGGCTGTGGTATGTCATGCTGCCTTCGGATCACGGTGGTAGAACTTCTTCTCTTTCGTCATAACTGCACTTCGAAGTACTAGTCCATCTACAGCCAGAGCGAAGGTCCTGTTGCCAGCTTCGTCCTCCCGCATATGAATGCTGACTCGCGCCAGGTCATTGCTGTATGTCTTAGAACTCCCAACTTTGATATCCATCGTAACGCTGTCACGGGATCCAAAGCTCTTGTCCTTCTTGTAGTTGTCTCCGGATACATCGATCCAGATTGGGTATGATTGTGCCATATGTCTTTCTCCTTTGTTTTAAATTCTTATATCCTATATTCTCCCAGCTGTCAACGCTTGATGCTTGGCGCTTGCTGCTTGCCGCTTGCGGCCCGGAGGCCGCCAGCAAACGAAAGGACCAGTGGCCCGCTTACACAGTGAAGCTGTAACCAATAGAACCTGGCTAAGCTCTTACCAGATCCATCGAGCGCTGATCTCGGACCCGTCCTCTTAGGTACCCCGGTAACGCTCTAAGCTTGCCTATTTGGATAGCTACTTATTCGCGTTCCAATAACACCAAGGTGGAACGGCTCCGAGATCAGCTCCAGCTGTAAGAGTCCGCGCGCACCATAATTGCATCTTACAACCAGAAGTTGTCCCATTAATTTAATTATCTAAACAAGTAAACTAAATTAATATATCCTATATATTACTTGACAAGAGATTTGTCAAGTGGTATTTATAATTAATTAACACGAAAGGAAAATATGAAAAGACAAACACTAAATGCTGAAAAGCGAAAAAGCATTGAGGGTATTTTTCAAAGTCATTGGATTGAACATAGTCCACACAATAAAGGACTTCAAGAGGCTAAAGAAGAATACAATCAAATGCGACCAAAGATGTTGCAACTGTGTGAAAACATAGTCAGGCAATATCAACCACAGGAAGATGTTGACACGATCAGAGCTATGATAAAAAAATATGATAGTTCTGGTGGCGAGTTATACCACGACAACTGTTTTAATTTTGAAACAGATATTGTTGATGACGAGGGCAAACCTGACACAGATAGAGTTAGTGTCAACTTTTGTTTAGAGGATAACAGGGGCTTTGCTAGAGCATACTACCGAGATGAGTTAATCAAAGCTGGTTGCGATCCTGATTATCAAGTCAAGTGGTGTGATGATAACAAACGAAATCCAAAGTATTACGAAGAAGAAAATAAGTGTGATACTTGGTTAGGGTTTCGTGGTTCGTCAAACGAGGACAAGTCAATCATAAAACCAAAAGCCGAGTGGGCAAGAGACGCAATTTGGGTAATTGGTACAAGTTATTGTCATTCTCGTCAGTTCAAAGTAGATCAATCTACCTTTGAAGTCTTTAAGATGTTCAACAAAGTAATTGGAAAAGTTGCAACGCAACACGAACAATTATTTAATCACGTTGAAGAAAAGATGAAGAAGTTAAGATTAGGTCTTAAATCTTATAGGTTCTTTGACCAAGCAAAACAACTAGCGGATAAGTTAGGGATACCATTAAACGAAAGTATATTGAACGAAAGTTCTTCAATGGCACTTTCAGTTTATAGTCCTGAAAATCTTGCAAGTTTGTTAGAGGACAAAGTGCAACCGACAAGAGAAGAAAAAATCGCAATAGCCAAAAGACTATTGCAAGAACAAACAAGTATAAATTAATACTTGACAGGGTATCCTATTTATTATAGGATACCCTATAACGAAAGGATACAGAATGAAAATATTTTACATATCATACTACTCAAACAAAGACGGCAAGATGATTACAAGACGAGGCAAAGAGGACGACAAGACAAAGTTTGGAATGAATAAAAAAACGCAAGTTCCATATTTTATTTACTTTGACATTGACAAAAATAATTACAGATGTGCAACAGGTAATTGGAAAGTGAGGTACTAATGGCTGAGTATACTTGGTGCCACGGACCTAATTGCCACGAACGAAGAACCACAACTAGAATACGTGGTGTTAAAGGCAACAAGGTTTTAAGAACTAAAAAGATTAGACAGAATGGCTGGACTAGAGATACGAAATGGGAATACTTTTGCGATCAGACTTGTTTGCACGATTTCATTAATAAACACTATCTGGAGTTTGTCCGGTTACACCCAAGGACCGAGCCGCTCGAAACACCGATAGAAGTAGAGAAAGTAAAACACGAGGGCTATGACTCGCGTTGGGGTAGAATACCAGACCGGACAGAAACAAAAATAACTGTTGACAACGAGAGGAATGTAGGATAGTATAGGAACATAACGAAAGGATCATATGACAAATAAAATAAACAAAGCATGGTGGAACCACTCGATAGACGAGTTGGAACAAGCCGCAGATAGTGATGGTGTTGTTAGAGATAACAAAGACTACACAAGAAGAAATAGATTCAATGGTGAATCTATTGAACTAACTCCAGAGGAGTGCAAGAGACACGATGATATATTCTATTACGAAGCTCTTGCAACATTAGAGGACGAGAAACTTGGCACAGGCGGTTCTAAATTATGGGACAAAGTACGTGCCAACTTAGATTGGTTTAGAGAACATAATGCAAAAGCTTACATGGTACTTCTAGACTAGTCATCATATGAACACCTCTGGCGCTAACGCGCCAGGGGTCCCGAACCAAATCCAAAAATCAATTATAAGTTGTGGCCCATCCCCCCTTTTTTACAAAAGGGGTCCCACTACTGTCGGTTGTATTGCAAGATTTACACATTCGTGTATACTGAAAACAT